AAACCCGTAGGTAACGTTGTAGCTGGTGTGTTTAGGCCACTAGACCCTATCAATAAGCTTACAGGTTTTATGTTTGATCTAGATACTGTTAAAGATCCACGCCAAGCTAGAGGCTATGGTAAGTTTAGCCAGTCAGCAACACGTTACTTCGATAACATTCTTGAAGCTATCGGCGGTGAAACAGAAAATATTACAGGGGAGAGTTTACGTGTAGCCTCACGGGAGGGTGAGCTATATGATCCTAATCCATTAGCTAGGATCTTTGGACTTAAGGTTGTACCGGGTAGGTCTTCCACAGAGAAGATGTATTCCTTGTCTGGTATTAAGTCTTGGACTAAAGATCAACGCTCTAATGTCCCAGCGTATGATAGGATCTTTAATGAAACTATGGCCCCTATGCTGGAGCGCCGCATGGGCCTACTGCTTAACAACTCTGACTTTAAGAAGCTTGACCTCACAGATAAACGTAGTAGGGTTAATAAAGAAGTGCAGAGCATACGTTCAATGGTAAGAGATACAATATCTACAACTGCAACGGGTGAGGATTTCCTACAGGTCTTACGAAAGAAAGCGATGGGTAATGGTAGCTCTGAGCAAAGATCTAAGGCTATGCGTGAAATGCGTGAGGAAGGGTTTAAGGCTAACCTAAAAGATTTTAACTGGGATGAGCTTAGGCTCTTTGATGCTAAGATAGAGCTACAGAAGATAATGGCTAAGCCCAGTACACCAATACAGTAAAAGAAGAGAGGGGGCAACTAAGCCCCCTTTTTTTATCTTAACCCATGTAGTTCTGAGGCATACTTAGATATCATTACTACATCATCTACACACTCCATAGCTCTATCTTTTAGGTGTGACTCGTATAGATTATCATCTAGGTATCTATATACTGTCTTAGCTAGATTGGCTAATTCGTATTGGAACTTATCTTGTTTAGCTTTTGTGAGCCTTAAGGCTTCTTGTTCTAAGCTAGAGATCATATGCTTTCCTTCATGAATATCTTAACCCACTCAGCGCATATGTCACTACGTACAATGTCATCTACGCCAAACTCAATGATAGGTACAGGAAGCATATACTTTTTAGCTAAGTGTATTACCTTAGATAGACCGTCTGCTTCCTTAAGATCTGATTGCTGTACATCACCGTTAAGTACAATAGTAGAGCCTTCACCCACCCTAGTCAACAACATCTTTAACTCGTGAGTAGTAATGTTCTGTGACTCATCAACAATTATGAAGGCATTATCGAAGCTACGGCCCCGCATAAGATCCAGAGGTGCCATTTCAATGTTGCCATTCTTGATACCTGTTTCAACTGCACCCTTCCCTAAATGTTTTTCTAATACGTCTAGCACAGGCAATGCCCACGGCTTAACTTTGTCAGTAAGATCTCCCTTAAGAAACCCTAAACCCCTACCTACAGCTACATGAGGCCTAGTGATCACGATCTTATCAATAGTTTTGGTAGCATAAAGATCTGCAGCATATGTAGCAGTTACGTATGTCTTACCTGTACCAGCTGGACCAAGTACAAATACTTGATTGCTGTTTGTTAGTGCATGGATGAACTCCCTTTGTCTTTCAGTACGAGGTAGAAGGCCTGATGTTTTCTTTTCTTCTGCGCCCTTATAAGTTGTCTTACGCCGGGTACGCCTTTGCTTAACTGGTATTACGTTATCCATAATGTTTACTTAGATACTCCATTGCGTTGTTAAGGCCTTCTATACTATCACCTAAGTGTCCAATACCTACGTTACAACTGTTACATATCCACCCTCTAAACTGCTCTGTGTCGTGGCAATGATCAAGTAATAGTGTGTCATTATTGCCACAGCACTCACAACTCTCTGGCTGGGGAGGAGCTAAAACTTTTAGCCCTGCCCTAAGTTGTGTCTGATTTGACTTGCAAGACTTACACACATTAGAGTATGAAGGTATGTTGTCTTTTTTATAGCACTGTACATGAAAGCCTACTATAGGCTTAGTTACATTACAAACCTTACACTCTTTAGTCTCATCTGAATCGTCATAAGGTAGAGATGCGAACATATTTAATTGCATTATACACTTTCTGGTATCTGGAAACAGTGAGATGTAGCGGCGGATTCAGGTGTTGGCCTAGTGCTCATTAAGAAGTCTTCCATTTCATAAGCAACCTGTTTACAAGAGGCCGCATCTATAAATAAGATATCAAAGGTTTGTACTTTGACGATATCTCCTAACATCATAATGAGCACTAAGACATACACTAACTTTCTACCTGTACTTGCTCAGTAGGCTCTGATACATTGTCCACGACATCGCCTACCAAGTTACCTAAAAAAGCAAAGTACAAAGCGGCTGCTAAAATAAATTCTAATCCTGTCATCTTATTCTCCTTTCAAGAGAAGCTTGAGTTCTGAGTAACCACCTACGTAGTCACCATTATTGTCCCATATTTGAGGTACTGTTGTTATACCTGACTTCTTAATTAATGTCAAGAGCCACCTACTGCTTGGTGAATCTAGGGAGTAAGCCGTGAAGCTTACCCCTTCTTTACGTAGTAGATGCTTAGCTTTAGTGCAGAACTTACAGTTATCTGTTCCTAAGACTACATACATTACACTAGATCCACGATCTCACAGCTATCCCCAGAGCAAGCCATAGTTTGCATAGATACAGTGTTGTCTTCATTCTCATATTCATTAAGTAATTCCCAATCAATCTTCTTAGGCATGAGTGATAGTAGTTCTTTGTACTCACTTTTACCGATCTCTTGGTAGGGTGCTTGCTGGTATGTATGATCAGAGTGTGGCAAAAAGGACACACCTGACATCTCATCGAAGTGCCTATACACAAAGGAACCTACCTCCATCCACTCGTGGTCACGTACTGAGATAGTCACACTAGGCTTGTGTTCACACCAGTGACGTTGATACGTTAGCCACAACTCAAGCTGTTCTACTGCTGTCATATCGTTACGGGTAACTGATTTGTCAGGAGACTTAACAGGAAAGCTGAACACTATAGTACTATCAGGCTTCATGACACAGGGGGAGTTAGGAATACCCTGATCTTGCATAAACTGTGTTAGAGGATCTTTGTTGTCACCACGTACAGTACGAATATAATAGGGTGAGTGACGAGCGTGAATACCAGAACTGGAATCAACCAGCTGTGAGACCGTGCCTGAAGGTTTAACACAGCTGATAGAAGCACTGACAGGGATGCCAAGCAACTCAGCCCACTCAGCGTTAGTATCAACAGCGATAGAACGTAGATGCTCAAGGGTCTTATCCAATCCTGTGTTTGAGTTAGTCATTAGTGGGTTGTCCATGATGCCAGTCATAGAAACACCAAGCAACCGCTCTTCTGCTGTATTGTTCTGCCATATCTTACGCAGGTAGGGAAACTTAATCATGGTAGACTGAATCGTACCTAAGATGGTAGCTAACTTAACCTTACGCTCAAGATCCTCAATGCTATCCGTTGCACGTACCACGCACTCTGTTAGGTTGCAAAACTGATATGGTCGTAAAATTATTTCGCTGCAAGGATTTGTTCCGAACTCATGATTAGGGTCACGCCTGCCAAACTTAGCTGCCTGCTTCTTGGATGCCTCACGATTGAAGATGCCACGCTCACCTGACTTAGACTCAACCAGTGACAACCACTCACGCATGAATGTCTCCATGTCAGGTCTTTCTGTGTAAGCTACAGAGTTGTTAGCTAACGCACGATGCGCTGCTGTATCCCACCATTGGCCTGACTTAGCGTGGCGCATACGGTCATCTGATAAATTGCTCAATGATATCATAGCACTACGACGAACACCACCAACCACAACTATCTGACCAATGAAGCACATCAAGTCATGACACTCCATAGAAGATAGCTTACGTCCTTGTGCTGCCTTGAATATAGACACTGCGAAGTTAAACAACTCAATGAGAGGCGCTGGGCCTGATGCCCTACCTCCAAACGTTTTAAGCCTTGCACCTGCAGGGCGAACTCGTGTAACATCCCACTTAGGAATTTCACCAGCCCATAGGAGTGCAAGAACTTGACGGAACCCTTTAGCCCAGCCTTCCTTACTATCCTTAACGACAACGATAGATTCACTCTGGAACAACTCAGGCACATCTGGGAGCTTACTGATGAACTGGCGCTCAACACTGAAGCCAACACCAGTACCACAAAGGAGAATGTACATAGCCTCATCGAAGGACTTAGGGTCATCTACGGGTAGGTAGCTACAGTTGTAGCCTGCTGTATTGTCACGATCAAGTGCAGGGCCAGCTGTCATCATAGCTCTCATAGATGGCATGATCTCTTGTCCTAAGATAGCTTGCTCAATTTGATCAATGTATGTATTCTCACCTGTGACACGGCGCACCACGTTATCCATATATCGTGTTACTGTCTTGCTCCAAGACTCACGCCCTTCACCGTCAAAGTATTTAGCATACCTTGACTTGTGAATAAAAGATTGGTAGTCTGTTGGTAGTTGGTTGCTCATTGCATTGCCTCATAAAATAGTTTCATTATAATCATACTAAAAAGCTTAAGTCTGGTGCTTTATAGTTAGGCCCTTTAAGAACCTTACCGTCTTCACGGAAGATAGGCTTACCGTCAGTGCCTAGCTTTGACATATTGCTCTGGTGTACAAGCTGGAAGGCCTCAAATACAATGCCATGACTGTAGTAGTGTTCAGCACTCACAATCTCCTCATGGGCTTCTGCCATCAAGTCCATCCATACACTACTCTCTGATGCACCCAAAAGCTCTATGAAGTTGCCACTAGTGACAGTATCAAATCCTTCGATGACGTAGAGCAGATCAGCGATCTCTTTAAGATGTGCAGCCGTACCTATAGTCTCAGCTTGGGCTTCTTTTAGTTCTTCTTTAATAAGCTTCAACCATAAGCGGGGGTCAAGCGATGCTTTAAAGGTATAGATAAACTCCTGTAAGCATTCCTCTTGTGTCGGCACTCTGAATGCTTCAATGTCTGTTGCGTTAATCATGATCTTTCCTTTACGTATAGGTTATCTATCGTGATATCATCTGTATCATAAAATGTATCCATTATTAAGTCAAAGATATCCTCGCTATGAGAGTTACTATCAGACGATAATATGTTATTGTTTTTGTCTACGCCTAGCACAAAGGTAACACTAAACTTTTTATTATTCATTTGTGCTTCTCCCCTAGTGCTTCATTCATCTTATGTAAGTACCACTCTGCCTTCTTCATATCTTCTACTGGCTTCTGCTTATAGCGATACCTATGTTGGTACTTAAGAAAGTTGCCATGACAGTATGCAATGAAACCGTCTAAGCCTATTACCTGCTTGATGTAGTCAATACATTCAATGCCACCCATATTGTAGTGGGCAGGTCGTTCAACTGAATCAAATTTACTTAACTTCTCAGCTTCCTTTATTATCTCAGGGTGCTGGTCTCCTACATACTCAGTGTGTGGTAAGGGATCTCCTGTCATATTTGGTCCTTCTTTCATGCGCTGCCTTTTGTCTTAGTGTGTATAGTAAGGCGTAATACCTTACCATTCGTTCC